GTTCTGCCATCTTGAGCAACAGCGTCTGTTATTACAGCACTTATATTATTATAATAAACTGTAGCTCCTTTAAATAAAGAAAAATCCCCATTAACATAATAAGACTGTGTAGTAGCATTGTAATTCCATGACTGGTCAATACATTGATGTCCTTCTGTATGAGAATATCTTCCACCTGGCTTATTTTCTATATTACCTTCTGCTATACCTCCTAATGCATTTCCTTTAATGTGAGGTTTATTTTTTATATAGTCAGCTTTAGTATTATCGTCCTGATTCCAATCAGCTTGTTCTTGCTCTCTATTAGAGATTTCAAAATATTCAGAACCAGACCATCTATATGCAAGACCTGTATCTTTTGCAACATAAATCTTACCTGTTTCCCCTTCTTCAGGAAAATCAGAAAGACTATTATATTCTACTACATCATCTACATATGAAGGTAGCTGAGAAGAAGGTACTTTGCCAGCACTATCAAGAGTTGCTATACCATTTTCAGCACCAAGCTTATCTGTTACAGTTTCTTTTATTACATTATTAGTATATTCTTCTGAGGACTCCGTAGCACTTTCTATGTCTGAAAGAATGTCTTCCTTGGCAACTACAGTCCACCCCTCATCTCCAAATATCTTAAATTCTACTTTTCCATCTACCCTATGTCCCCATACTACATCTTTTGAAGTAGGAGGATAAGGAGAGTATATGATTTTAACAGTAACTGTTTTCATAATTCAATTAAATTACAGATTCTTCAACACTTTTATTTAACGGTCTGTTGTTTATTACATCAGCCAAATCACCAATAGATATATTCACATATCCACTTTTATCCCATACCTGATAAACAACTTCATTATTCTCGTCTTTATGACACCAGATGAAATCCTTTGACAAAGGAGGATTTTCAGAACAAGCAATTTTAACTTTTATTACTTTCATAATTATTTAGTTTTAGAAGGTTTATTAATTTGTTTTCTTTTCAACTCTTCATTTGCCTTATTCTTACGTTTTTCTTCTTCCAACCTTTTGTTTTCCAATTTTGTCTTTTCGTCAAACTGTCTTATGTTTTCTTGTAATTTTTCTCTTTCCAATTGAACTTCCGAGCTATCTTCAACCATATTGTTCTTAAGCTGAAGAATTGCAAATTCAGCTTGAGAATTAATTTCTGCAACAGTAATCTTGGTATCATTGTCTCTTTGGTTAAGAGTATCCTGATGTTCAAGTTCTGCCTGTTTTTGTTGAGCTTGCATTTCAAGTTGCTGTTGTTGTAATTGCATTTCTTGCTGTTTCTGTTGTTCAGCCCTTTGTTGCATTTCTTTCTCAGTCCTTTCTATCATTCTTTGCTTTTCAGCCAATGAAGTAGAATTGTACAACTTCATAATTGCTGAGAATGTAAGAGCTTGATTCTGTAAAGCTGCCTGAGCAAGAGTGTCTATCTTGCTGTTCAAATCCTTGATAGAATTACTGTCATCTACAGCTAATCCATAATCACATTCTGAGAATGTATCTCCGTCTATATTGATTAACTGCAAAGATGAGTCTGGCAACAAGTATTGGAATTTCTTAGATTTTCCCCTCATTGCTATTTTTGCAGTTTCAAGAAAACATTCAAGGACTCTTTTCTTTATATCATTATGAATTGCAAAAATCTTTTCTGTAATATGAGAAGACTGCAAAGTAGCCCTTTCCACACCACCTACAGTTTCCCTGTTGGAAACTTGTCCTTTTCTTTGAGGAGTGATTCCTGCAATATCTCCCATCTGTGTTTCTATAAATTGCAGAATATTAAGGTATTGCTGTACAAGATTACTTGAATCTATGGCAAATCCTCCTTGATTATTATTATTTAAAGAGCCTGCAAGTTTTCCTGTTGCAGGTCCTTCAGATATAACTCTTGTAGAGTCTGAAACAAGTATTCCGTTTGTCTTGGCAAAATACATCCATTTATCCATAGACCAATTCTGAGGCATCTTACCTAAATCCACATTAATCATAGGTCCCCAGTTTCTTGCTATCAACTTGTTAAGCCTGTCTTGGATTACATCATAAAGATATGCGTAAGGCTTCATCTTGTCAACCATTGAATATGGCTCATCCTCATTTAGAGTATAAAAAGAGCCTATTATTCCAAAATGGCATAAGGAAGGATTTGAAAGTCTGTTATATTGAACTGTACGAGGTCTCATGTTTACATAAAGATGGTCTCCTATCTTAGTTCCTTCCCAAGCCTCATTTACCCAGAAAATCTCCTCTTCCTCACCTTTATACTTATCACAAATATAATCTTCCGTATAAAAGTTAAATTCGGTCTCACCAGTTTCAAAATTATATGATTTTACCTTCTTAATCTTACGTCTGGATTTCCAATAAACCTTTACAACTTTTACATTTCCTACAGGGTCAAAAGGTAATAATGAAGCTCCTAATTCTTCCTTTCCCAACATAGGATTAAAATAAAGTCCGTCTATCTTCTCAGGAATAACATCAGTCTGCATATATCCAGCATCCTCATTTATATTCCCTACGGAGAAATGACCCTGACCATTTGCTTCTTTAGGATTCTCAAGATACTTCATAATCTTTGAGGCATCCTTGTCACTAAAGTAAGTATCAATAATTTTTCCTGGACTCCAATAATCCTCATAAACTATAATATCAGCATCTTCCACATTTGATGAAAGACCTGACCTAAATACTCTTAATTTGAGAGGATTTAGTTTTTCTATGACAGGTTCACCAGACACTATGTCACATCTGTATATCTCCTCACCTACTGTCAATGCGTCCATAAACCCCTTATTAAACATTAGAGGCATATTGTACTCCTTGATATAATGATTTAAAAGGGCATTTGCCCTTATCTCCCTCTCATCCTGCCATTCATAAGTAAGTAGTTTATTCCATCTTGTAATTGTTGTTGAGCTTCCTCATCAGATATATCCTGATTTTGGACAAGTCCCTGAAGCATGTTTCCCAATTCTTCCTTTTTCTTCTGCTCTATTTCAGAGATGGCATTAGGATTAGTCACTACCACTCTAAAATCAAAAGGTCTTGCAAGCTCCTCACCTATAAGCACTTCCAAATGAGGATTCATTATAGAGTAATGCTGTATCTTTTTTGGGATATAACTTGCCTTTAATGACTCTGGATTAAGTACAAGCTGTAAATCTTCCATATGAAGTTTGCCATTCACCAAGTCATAATTTATCTTCTTATGCATTACTGAATGTCTTACAGGACTGTAGTTAAAAAAAGTCTTGCCATCTGCCCAATCCAGATGCTGCTTTCTCCAGTTCTTAGTTTTTGCCTTATAAGACAACTGTTGAGGGGGAAGACTATTTACAGATAACATAACATCAACTTTATTTCGGCTTCAAATATAGTAAAGTTTTTTATAAAAATCAAATATACTTAAAAATCCTTTTGTTCTGAAAACAAATCAAACTGTTCATTCCCAAATTTCTCTTCATAATTATCCTTAAAGAAAGGGTCCTTGTCCCATTGAGTTTCCTTCTGCTCATTCTTCTTGACAGTGCCTCCCCATAATACCATCTTTTCTTCTCTTGCTAACATTACCATACCTAATGCCCTCACCCTATCCACGTTTACTTCTGGAGCAAATGCTATCAACTCTTCAATCAATGCCCTGTTTTTTATATTATACAAATTAGGCACTGTAGTTTCTAATTCACTTCCATCCTCTTTCTTTATAATTGTTGGTTTAGGCAATAACAGCCAATCTCTTATAAGACTATTGGCATAATTGTTTATAGGGGCATTTGCATTGACTCCATACTGATTACTTCCAAAGCTGTTATATTTAACCAACTGCCTGTCTCTCAAATATTGAGGAGTTTCAAGAAGCAAATGTGTGGAGTACATCTTTTGGAAATATTGATATATACCCTTCTTGTTACTTTCAAACAGACATTTGGCATTATAAAACAGACACAATAATCTTGCTATTTCATAGTTATCATCTGCAAACAATTGTCTGCCAGTATATTCTGCAACTATTCTGTCTGTCCATAAGTCCAATACTATCGTGGAACTTAATGACGAGGATTCTGCCTGGTCATTGTCTACAGGGTCATGTCCTATAATATATCTGTCATAGTACACCTTTCCATTCTTGTCTCTTGCAGGCATTTCAAATATCTCAACAGCACCCTTGGTAATAATTTCAGTTCCGTCTTTTTGATACTGTCTTATAGGAGTGTCTCCTGTAATTTCAAATTCAACCTCTCCGTTCTTTAAGACCAACCCTCCTACATATACATCGTCAAAAGCATTAGGATTAGAATCAAGTTGTGCAAGTCTTTCTGAAAGAGCCTGTGTCGGGAAATAAGCATTCTTGACTTTAATAATAGCTTCTGCAGGAGTTATAGGGTCTTCTGCTATGACTCTCAATACAGATGTAGGGTCTGCTCCATATTTGGCAGTATAACGTGCCATTAAAATCTCAAGCAATGCTTTTACAACATCAGAAACTCCGTCTTTGTTATAACATCCTGCCCTGTTTATATATGCTGGGAAAAAATATCCGAAAGTAGGTCTTCCCTGATTTTTCTTGTCATAAACATTCTTCAACGGATATAATCTATAACCGTTTGTATTATACAATAAAATTTTTGCTGATTCAAAACTACTTTCCTTTTCATTGGCAGTACCTACCAAATACATACAGGCAAAAGCATACTTACCATCTTCCACACTTTTTCTCGTAGTGTCATACAAAGCAAGCAATCCTCTGAAGGTACCCATTTCCTCAAAAAGAATCCAACCTCTCTTTCCTCTCAATTTATCTGGGTTATCTTTTGCAGATACTCCCAAGACAGTATTCCTGCTTCCTTGAGTTGCCCCTGTAGCATCCTTATATCCCATTATCCAGGACATTTCATTAGGAGAATTTTTCAATAAAAGTCTTGGGAAAGGAGTATTACTTCTTACAAAGTCCATTATAGGAATAAACTTTGCCAAAGTACCATCCTTGTCATCTTTCAGATATTCTTTCTCATAGGCAGTAATTACTGTTGTTATTCTTTTCTTTGCAATAGAAGATTCTCCATGAAATAAGTTATGAGTCATAATTGAGGCAAGACTAAACGACTTACCACAACCACGCTTTGCCAATTCTATTGCATGTGTACCTGTAATCTTTGCCTGATTTAAATAGTGGAATCTCCAATAAATTCCTTCAAAAAAGAATGGAAAAGACTCTATTCTGTCTGCAGTCAATGTGCCTTCCCTAACAGCATTGACCATCATTGGGGTATAATTCAAGAACCAATACATATACCCTGTAACCCATTCTCCATCAGACTCTCTTACATAACCCTCCCTAATCCTTCGTCTTTCTTCCTCCCAAAACTTCCTATATTCTGACTGTGGATTTCCGTTAGGTTTTAACAAAGTATAACATCCGTGCTTTAAAAAATGTAATGCAGGTTGTCTAAAATAATCT